GGAGGAGATATGATGTTCGTGCTTCTCCCTGATGAATGTATGGAACAAATGCCCAATATAGTAGATGCCTTTATTTCTCGTAAGGACCTAGATCTCTCGAGAAGGCTACACTGTATGTTTTGGTTACTCCGAGATAAGGACGTGACTGGAGTAGCTGTGTATGCGACACCTACGAATGAAGATTTTGATTACGGCTACAATAACGGCACTATGTGGAAGATAGCCATGGCAACTCGTCAAGGAGATTGCGGTTCTCTTCTCATGCTGACCGATAAGCGAACCCAGGGTCGTAAGATCATGGGAATTCATGTGGCCGGTGTCAAATCGGAAGATGCAGGTCTTTCTTTCCCCGTATTCAAGGAAGATATAATGGGTTTTATGAAGAGTTTCGGGTATTCTCGCTCAATGGAGAGAGAAGATGAAATAGTTCCAGAAATGTTATCGTATTATGGGACACACGAAGGGCTGTGGAAAGAGAAACAAGGAAAGATTGTTACTGAGACATGTAAGGTTGAAGCACCTCTAAAAGATATTGCTCCACCATTGTTCGCGCCAGCACATCTGAAACCTTTTGTAGATCCTCAAGGTAACTTGGTTGACCCAGCGGAAAAGACTTTCCAAAAGTATAATCCACCTGATACTTTGCTGGACTACTCTCTGGTTAAACTTTGTGCGGACGAGGCCTTTTTGTTCATGGAAAGACATACTCCGCCTGAATTTGGATATGATAGGGGCGTGAGCTCCTTTGAGGAAGCTGTAGCAGGTGATCCAAATGATAACTTCTTTAGGCCTATGCCGAGGGCGACCTCGGCCGGTCATCCCGAAAACATGAAGGTTCCTCCTGGTTTCAAAGGGAAACAACACATTTTCGGAAAAGAAGGAGAGTATGTTTTCGACACCCCAGAAGCTATCAGGATCAAGAAGGAAGTGGAACATTTTATAGCCCAGGCTAAGGAAGGAGTTCGTGTTCCTCTTATATTCCATGATAATCTGAAAGATGAGTGTTTGCCTAAGGAAAAGGTAGAACAAGGAAAGGCACGTATTTTTAGTAGTGCTCCTGTGGTTCTGTCAATTCTCCAGAGAATGTATGGAGCTCGTTTCCGCTCGTGGATGATGCACGGTAGGATATATAACAATTCCTGTATAGGTATCAATCCCTATTCTAATGAATGGCATGATCTGGCAAGACATCTTACGTTTGGGACAATGGACCTTAATACAGTAAATGTTATTGCCGGTGACCATTCAGGATTTGATGGTGCCATTAGGAGATTGTTTATGTATCACTATTATAGGATCATGGACGAATGGTATAGGCGAACTATTGAGGATGAGAAGGTGAGTGAGATGATTCGTGAGAACGTTATCAACTCATTCCATATCTATAAGAAAATAGTTTCCATGTGGGTAGGTTCTAATTGCAGCGGACAAGGGGACACAGCACATATGAATACATTTGTGCAGTTCAACTATGTTCTCTATGCAATGCTACTTATCATGTTTCCAGGGGGAGACACTCCACAGTGCTCTGAGTTGGAAGCAGTGAACATGATCAAATTGTTCTTGAAGGATTCTCGCCATGCCCTTTTTGGTGATGACGGAGCCCATACAATTCATCCCGACTCTATATTTTATAATAGAGTTACACAGAGCACCCTTACTGAAGCCTTCGCGAAGATGGGTCTCAAGTATACGGATGATCAGAAGCTCGGGAGAGACTTCACATATCGTACCCTCAGTGACATTACGTTCTTGAAGAGGAGATTTGTGTATGATAAGGATGAAGGAAGAGTTATTGCACCTCTTGCCATTGAAAGTATTTATAAGTCTGTTCAATGGATGTCTTCTAAGGATGTCCAGGAGGCCGATTATTTTAATACTCTCGATAAGGCCATGATGGAGCTGTCCCTACATGATGAAGAAACGTTTAATAGCGCAACTACTTATATTAAGCGTGAAGCAGCAGATTTAGGGTATGTTCCTAAGGCTATTGACAAGAAGGTGTTGAAGAAGATGTGCCTTGGGTTGGAGGAGGCGTACTGACTAAATAGTCAGTATGCACCATTCTTATATTATTATCCCTATTATTATCTCGTGGAATTCTCGATCCTGATGACAAAGGAAAGAGGCCACAAAATAACTTTTGTTATCTTCGTCCTTCTTGCAGTGGCTAGCAAGGAGTTATATTGCCTTCAGTGTGAAACCTACCATAAACACTGTGACATTTCCCCCATGGTTAGGACCCCAAACGTTGACACTATGTCAGATAATGAAAATACTAGCTTAAATTCGGCGGAGGCCGCTAATACTCAAAATACAGAGATGACTGGGATTGCCGTGTCGGTGTCCCGTTCAAACGAGATGAGGGTAGATAGTAGTCAAATTCAAAAGGTGACTACAGGATCCGTAAGTGAAATCGCGGCGTTTTTGAAACGGCCAATTCCTGTTGAGACAGCATATTGGACTGTAAGTGATTCGGTCAATGACAATGTATTCAGTTTTAATATATTTGATAAATTGCTAGCTCAAGGCTTGTGGAATGACAAGTTGAAAGGTTACAAGAACCTGAAAGGGAAATTCCACTTTAAGGTCATGACTGCTCCAACACCATTTCATGCAGGTTCACTACTATTCTATTGGAAACCATGGATGGCTACCGACACAGGAGTTTCGACAAGAATGGACTGGCTCCGGCCAAATCTTATTAACAAGTCGCAATTACCCAGCGTTGTGTATACCTGCGAGGATGATTCAATAGAATTCAGTGTTCCATATATCTCACCTGTAGCTATGTGCGATCGTTCAAATACTACAAGATGGGACTATGGTACCTTTAACTGCGATGTGTTGTCGGCGTTAAGTACAGGATCTACAGGGAATAATACCTTGTCGTTGACAGTATGGATGTGGGTTGAAGATCTAGAACTGTCCGGACCTTGGGTACCACAGATGTCTGGAAGAGCTGTAAAGAGAAGAGAGCCGAAATACGTTGTTAGTGTACCTGATGGGGAAGCTAACGATGGGAAGGGTCCGATCTCTAGAGTGCTCGATTCCGGGATTAGCTTGGTGAGTTCATTGAATGCATTTCCAATGATAAAGCCTATGACTGGTCCTGTAGAATGGGCCTTGAAAGCAGCCAGCGGTGCAGCAAGTGCATTGGGATATTCGAAACCTGTAATAGATGGTGATATCGAGAGAATGTCAAGCAACATACATGCTTATACAAGCAATGTTATGGGAAAAGATACAAGTCTCAAAGTTACACCATTACCAGATGCGAAAGTAACAGCGATGACGGGTCTTTCAATAAGAAGTGTCGACGAAGCCTCTATTAACTTTATCAAAAGACAATGGAGTTATCTCGAGACTTTCTCTATTGGACCTCTCGATGCTGTTGGCGATCAAATCTGGAGAAAGGAGATTTATCCCACGAATTTTGTTGATACTGAATGGTTCCCTGATGGTTCTGGAACGACGGGTTATACTGTATATGATATGAGTCCTATTGCTTATCTCGGGAATCTATTTTATTATTGGAGAGGAGATATTGAGCTTAAGTTCGTATTAGTTAAGACCGGATATCATAGTGGGACAATTGCCTTCTCCTATGGATTGGGAAGTGACGCTTCTGTGTCATATGCTAATACAGCGTATCTTCACAGAGAAGTCATTGACATCCAAGAAGGAAATGAAGTGTGCTTTACCATCCCTTATGGGAGGACTGAACCTTATAGGCGCAATTACGAAAGTAGTGGTACCGTATATGCACACGTCGTCTCACAGTTAAAGAGTCCCGATACTGTTGCGGACAGTATTGAGGTCTTAGTATTTGTAAGAGGTGCGAAGAATTTGTCCTTTGAAGCCCCGGCACAGAGTATTCCGATGCCGGCTCTGGCAGAACCACAAGCCAGGTTTGATGTCGAGCCCCAGGGAAATGATGTAGATGAAGAAGGAGAAATTTGTGGAAGCGTCATCGGAGGAGGGATTGCCTCAGCAGATTCACTTGATTTCAGCCAGTTTACTGTTGGCGAAACAATCAGTTCCTTAAACCAGTTAGCTAAGAGATATACCGACTTGAAGTTACACTTCACTGGTGCAGGTCCAGGAACCGCGTCGTTTAATACGGCGCATGACATGAGACCACACTTCTTAGGAGGTATGAATTTAGATAAGACTGGATTGGCCCAATATACTCTTAAAAGTGAATTGTTGTGGGGCGATTACCTCGCGTCTATGGGAAGTATGTATATGTTTCACAGAGGAGGTATCCGTTTAAGGTATAGTGTTCCGGGAGGTTTAGGCAATTGGCATTCAGTTTATTATGTACCATCATACTCTGGATATGCGTTCTTTAATATAACAGCTGGTCCTACAGACCCTATATCGCCAGACCCGGCGTATAAAGCCGGGGTCACTGCTACCCAGGTCGTCCATCCCCTTAAAGAGGGAGGCGCGATTATTAGCATACCCCAATATAGTAGGTATTATGCTGTTCCACATTTAGGATACGCCCATAGGTATGATGATTCGAATGATGAGTTATATTATAGTCCTGATGTTTCTGTATTATCTAAACCCGATGTTACCGTCAGCGATGTGCGCTGTGCGCGCGCTGCTGATGATGATTTTCAGTTTCTTTTCTTCATTGGAGTACCTAGGATGCTGCTGAGCTTGACAGCAGCAGCGCCCTAGAGAAAGATGAAGGAAATCTTTTCTATATATTTTATCGCATTATTATTTGTTTTAGTTTTAATATGCATTAATGTGCTGTTATTGCACACAATTTTATATCTTTATCGCATTATTAGCGAATTTTAGTAAAAGACTACCCTCACTATGAGGAAGTGTCACTTTATTATTATCTTGTTCCTATGTGATGAAGGTACAATGAGCAGAGTCTTCCTGTTGTCAGTTAGGGGACGATACTAGAGTGGTATCTCCCAATCCTGTTTAAGACCGGATACCCGTCCAGCTTACGGCTGGTGTTAGTAGTGTATGGTCGATAGGTGATAGTACAAAGCTCTCAAACCGAAGAGGAATTTTACCGAGAGGCGCGGTTTTCAGTCTTCAAACAGCTTCCAATGAAGCGAATATGCGTTTTGAGTGCTTTGCCGCGCTCACTGCTCACAAAATATTCGTGGAGGAGGGCCGTGAACCCAACAAACCACGGTGGGTGACATTAATTTGTTTACTCCAGCC